ATAAGCCCAACAGGTGATCCTTTGAGTGTTGTTAGTCCTTTAGGTCTAGATGCAGGTCGTCGTTTAAGAACAGTTAAAGATGCAGAAGCTTTAAGAGATGCACAGAATATTCTCCTACCAACAGTAAGAAAATATGCTGAACAAGCTAAGAGAGATGAGTTTGCAAGAAACATGGCTGCCGCTGGCATTAAAACTAATATTGCACTTAATGCAGAACTTACAAAAGCTATGCAACAGGCTGGCTTACAAATGGGTGCGACTGCAGCTGAACAGGCTGGAGCTGCTATTACTCGTCCTTATCAGTACTAAGTATGTCAATAGAAGATCAACTCTTTCTTCAATCTATTGGTTTAAACAAAGAAACTAATATAAATAGGGCAAGGAAGAAGGAAAGAAAAAGATTAGCAGGAGAAGTTCCTAAAGATGTACGGGAATATGCTGAACAAAATGACATTCCATATTCACAAGCTTTACAAGAGTTGAAGTCAGTTGGTGTAGGTAAATTAATTTCTAAAAAAGATTCAAGATTAGAAAAATTCTTTAGAAAAAATGATCCTACTTATGACATGTATGCTGGGAAACAAGATAAAGAATTAGAAATAGAAGATGGGTATGTTGTTGCAAAAAATAGACCAAAAGGTGTTTTAGGAGGATTAGCAACTCTTGGTGATTTTGCTAGTTTTGGAATACTAGATCTTGATAGAAAAGGTGGTGGACTAGGTGGTATGGCTACAGGTCTTGGCTATAGACCAGCAGATTACAATCAAAAAATTTCTAAAAAAGGTCGGAAAGCATTATTAAAAGAAAAAGTAGATGAATCAATAGAGGAAATGGAATTTGATCCAATGGGTGGTGTACTTGGGAGTGGTTCAAGTGGATCAGGATCTGTATTAGATCAATTAGATGAATATAGAAAAAGAAAAGGAAAATTTGAAAGAGATGAAAGAAGAAAGGATATGTTGGATACACAGTTAAATTACGTGGCTACAGAGCCTTTGAGACAGGCATTTGCTAACAAAGCTGCAGAAGCTGCTGCACAGAGAGGATTGAGAATCAGAGCTGCAAAAGAAGGAATGCCATCTAATATTCAGAATATAATGTTATCAAAACAAGCTCAGGCTGCTACAGCTTCCTCTGCTGAAGCAGAGAGGGCTAGGGCTGCAGCTGATCAACAAGATGCTGCGTCCAGATTTGCAAGTCTTGGCATGCAACGTCGATTTGGCTAACTTAAACTAAAAGAGTATTGAGAGGTAAACCATCATGATGGGAGGAGGGTCACCACCACCACCACAAATAATATATCCACCAGCTGCTCCACCACCAGCTCCTACTACGCAGGTCCCTACTCAGGCTCTTGCTAGTCAGTCAGCTTTAAACGAAGTGAGTGGAAAGCAACAAAGGTTGAATATGGAACTTGGTGCTCAGTTAGATAGGACTAATGCAGATTTCTTTGCTGGTCAGGATATTAGACGTGGACAAGCTTCTGCTGCCGAACAACGTCTAACTATAGATAAAGCAGGGGAAGATGCTCGTGCGACTCAAAGAGTTGTAGGTCAAGAGCGTCGTGCTGAAGTAGGTGAAACTGGTCTTCAGTATAGAAAGGGATTAGAGACTGCAGGTGAACAGGATAGAGCATTGACAAGAGAGACAGGTAAAGAAACCAGAACAACAGACTTGCAGAAAGAGATGTTTAGACGCTATAAAGAGAATAGGGACTTCGAACAAGCACAAAGCCAATATAGAACATGAAGAAATGGATTCAGACTTTATCTAACAAAGATCGCGAATCCTTTCTTGAATTTTGTAAAAAAGCATCTTCTCCAATACAGATGTATTTATTTGCCCGTTTTTTAGGGTTCCAAGGGACGGTAGTGGAATGTAATGAATGGTCTATAAAAGAATTTAAAAAACGTGATTTTTCTCAAGTTTTAGAATCTGAGATAGACAACATGAGAGTTGATATAGGGAAGTTACGTGATGCGATTGATATGGGAATTGTTAAACAAGATATGGGTGCGGCAAGAATAGCAATGCTCCAAAAAGAATTACGTGGAGCTATAAAACAAATTGAAGATAAAAAGATTTTACAGGATAAACAAGGTTTAATTCTTGCAGGTGCAGATAGAGCATTACGTGAGATGTTATCAATCTTTAGAGATGACCCAATTGAAGGACCATTACAGGAAGCATCGATGGGAGTTTGGACAAAAATATTACAAGAGGAATCTTAAGCAAAAGTACGCTATGCTACGTTCATGGCAGGAACGAGTATTTATAGCGTCTATAGACGTACAGCTAGAGCAGCTGCAAAACAACAAGTAGTTAAAAAAACTTCCAATATTGATGTCGAAAGAGCTAGAAAAGATTTTGCCTATTTTTGCGATGTTGTAGGGGGAAAACCTCCAGCTGAGCATCACCTTGAATGGCACAAGTATTTATGTACAGGAGATGATAGTGAATGTCTTAAAAGTATTGCTGGTCCTAACATTGACATTCTTGCTCCTAGAGGATCTGCTAAATCTACCGTATTAGGTTTATATACAGCATGGGCTATTGGCATACATGCTTTAAACAAAATGCCTCTAAAAATCTTATATATTTCTTATACAGTTGATGTAGCTAGACCAAAGAGTGCAGCAATAAAAAGAATTATAGAAGATAGTAAAATTTACAAAGAAATCTTTCCTACAGTGAAAATTGCTAAGGGAATAAATTCAAATGAATATTGGAGTATAGACTGGAAATTTGCAGGAATAAAATCCACTGGTGAAGAGGAATTCAGTGTATGTTGTGCAGGACTAAAAGGTGCTGTTACTTCAAAAAGATCTCATCTCTGCATAATTGATGACGCAATAAAAAGTGCAGATGATATTAAAAATAAAGATATTCGTCAGGCGATGGAAGATAATTGGAATGCTGTTATTGTTCCAACTATGTTTGAAGGTGCAAGAGCTATTTGTTTAGGAACTAGATTCAGACATGATGATATTCACAGTACAACTTTCTTACCTGCCAGTGGATGGAAACAAATAGTACAATCTGCAATTACAGTAGATAAAGAAGGAGAAGAGATATCATACTGGCCTGACATGTGGTCTTTAGAGTATTTAGGTCAGAGAAGAAGAATAGCTCCAATGGCATTTAGTTTTCAATATCAAAACCAAGTTGTTCAAACTAGTGAATTATCTTTGTCTCCAGACTTGATTGTTAAAGGAACAATAGCCACAGATTTTGATGCTTTAGGAGTCGGTGTTGATTTATCTGCAGGAATCAGAGAAAGGAATGATTACACAGTTTTTGTTATGGGTGGCAGAGTAAAAGATAAAATTCATGTTATTGATTGTAAAAGAGTTAGGGTGATGGGAAATTTAGAAAAATTAGAACTTTTAATGGAGATGATGGAAGAGTGGGGAGTAATTATGAAAGATGGTAAAAATTATTTTCCTACAGGAACTTCTTTACATGTATGGTCCGAAGCTGTTGCTTATCAAGCATCTTTAGAAGCAGACTTTAAAAGAATATGTCAAACAGAACAAGGTTTATATAATTTAATCTGGCATCCAGTAAAAGGATTCCGTGGTGATAAGGTTGCAAGATTTCGAGGTATCATGGGACTTTTCGAGCAAAGGAAAATTACTTTTAACAAGTATAGAAAGTTTGGAGCATTGACTGATGAGATAGTAAATTTCGGGGTTAGCTCACATGACGATTGCGTAGACGCTCTAGTTTGGCTATGTAATGGGTTAATGACTCGTGGAAAACTTGAGTTAGAGTATTGACCAATTAAACTATTAGTATTAACAATGCCAGAACCAACTTTTTACAAACTTGAACTTGAGCAGGACGCTTATGGTTCAGCAGTAATTTCATTCCCTGACGAGCTATGTCACGACATGGCACTTCAACCGAATGAAAGATTTGACGTTGAAGTTGAAGGAGATGTAATTACTCTTAAGCGATTACATGCTGGTTATGACATTGACCAATAACAGAGGGATCTAATTAATGGAGAGTAATAGTAAAGCTGTTCTAGATGACATGATTAAATCTGTCATCAGTCGTGACGGAAAAGGAACAGCAGACACAATGCTGATTAGTTCTCACTTATCCCAAATGAAGATGTTTGGTATAAGACAGGGAGTTGAGTTTTATCCACAACAAGATAATTTTGGTACACAAAGATTTGATTTTGTTCAGCAAGTTATAAAATTTAATCAATTAGATGCAAGATTAGATGCAATATGGGATAGATTTCTAGCATATGGAAAAGGATTATTTTATATAAGACCAACTAAAAAATCTTACAGAATTTATTGGTTTAATAAAGAATCTTATAGGACATATTATTCACCTGAAGGAGAGCTAGAAGAAGTAATTATTATTTATCCTTATAAGGTTAAATCATCAAAAGGTTTTGGTGGTGTTGGTTT